CCACATCTTCTTCTCCATTACACGGAGTCGATTATCTACCAAGCGAATATCTCTCTCACATCCTGCCTTAATCTCTTCAGCTTTACGATTGACCTCTCTGTGAAGCGATTCCACTTTCTCAAATAGTACTGCATCGATTCTATCCTGTTTGTCTAGTTTTTCATCATGGACAGCAAGCATCTGCCCCATCTTAATAGAATTATCCTGGAGTGCTTCTATTACTCTTTCCAGTCTTTCTACTACAGCGTCATTTCCTCTCATTGGAATCTAGCTATAATATTCTTTCTTTTCTTATCATTACTTATAGCACTCTTAATCCAATTTGATACAGGACTCTTCTTTCTTCTTGCCATATGACTCATTACTGGATCAAAGTTTTTAACTCCATCTCCAGTATGATTAGTAGGAGCAGTGGACATCTCCTCTCTAATATATTCAATTATTTTTTCCAGTTTCGTCTTTTTCATTATAGATCTTATAAAGTTCCTGTAAACAATAAAGGTCTGGTTGGATATCATGTATAGAAGACTTAGGATATTCAGGAAATTTTCCTAAAAACATCACAAAAGTTTTCATACATGGCCAAAGATCTTCTTCTATCTTGAAAAAGAGCATTGGTGTTGTTGCTTCTCCAAATATATTATAAAGTATAATGAAATGATTTAAAAGAAGATGTGTCTTTAATTGACCACTATTTTTATATCGTTTCAGTAATCTCTTTATATACTTAAAGTGATTAAGATCTTTATCAAAATCCTCTTTGGTCACTGCCTGGGGATTTTCATAATTCTTAATAGCAAAAAGGAGGAAGTTATCCTCCGTCAATTCATTAAATATCATATGTTATAACCTTAATTCAAAGCAGGGTATGCAGGTGAGTTACCAGTTGTAATTCCAGACATAGCAACTAATATTTCTTTCTTAACTCTTACTGTTCCATGAGTATCTGTATACTTTTTCATTCCAACCCAACCTACACCTGTCTCATATACTGTACCTTCTGCCTGTGCTACAGCATTCTTATCAACACTATAAACACGAGAATCAGCACCATCACCACTTGATGACTCACTATATGTAGAATCAAGTATTGTATACGTTGGTTTCTGACTTACTGTAAAACCAGATGCACTAATAGCAGCACCACTTAAACCAGCAGTTGATCCAATTGTGCATGAAGTGTTGCTTGCAATTGATTTAATTACAGCATCCCCAAAATAAGTTCCACCTTTCGTGAAACTAATTACGTCACCGACCTGTGCTGATCCAGCATCGCCAAATTTAGTTGAAGATCCAGTAACAACACCAGTACTGTAGTTAAGACCTACAGTTCCTGCAGACGTTACATTATCACTATTTCCCCAAAGTGCCATGTTCTTTCTCTCGTGGAATTTCTTTGCTAATGAATATTTATAACTTGAATATCTTACACTGCTCCCAGTCTCATTGCCTTTTTGACACGTAGTACAAGTGCATCATCCACATCATTATCAGTGGTTTTTGCATACTCTTCTAGCATGTCAACAGCAAATTGTTTCATCTGTTTCTTAAACACCCTCTTCACAAGCATGAGGAGGAGGGGTTTAAGTAATAAAAAAAGTAATGTCATAACACTACTTTTCTATCTGCAAAATGTTTTTCAGCAGCCTTTACATAATCACCAATGTTATGATCTGTAACACCATCCAATCTAGTTTCCTCAATATCTTCTAATTGAATCTTGCTATGAGGATGAACATACCCGAAGATATAAGGAGGTGTCTTAGGAACAATATCATTTCCATGAACAAAACGATACTGCTCTAAACCTTGTAATCTTTTTCTAAGTCTACGTCCTCCTGGTCTTGGAGCACCTGCAGTAATAAGTGCAATATTCTTATTACCAGATTCCCAAAGGAGATCAGCAATCAATGTAGCAGTAGCACCACCAAGTGAATGCCCTGTGATGATAAGTTTTCTTTCTGGATTTAATCCTTCATAGGCAACTACCAATTGTGCTAGTGTCCTATTACAGTTATTCTTAAATCCCCTATGACAATCATCTCTTTTGATTAGAAACTTAAGGTTAGTAATCCAATCAGTCGTTTCTTTTGTACCTTCAACAGCAAGTATAGTATGACCTGTAATCTTTCTACTTACTAGAAAATCTTCCGAATGAGGATATACATCTCGACAACACCTTAATGCTTCGAGAATAACTTCATTCGAGAGGGTTCTCGTGCAACTCATTTTATTATAGCAACTATTCTATATAGCTTCCCCTTCTCTATTTTCCTCCATATGTGTTGCTAAATCATACTGTCTTTTAAGATATGCATACTGATTGGCCTCTTTTATCCTATCTTGTCTCTCTTCCCAATCTTCCTTAATCTTTTTTATCAAAGTCATGAATACTCTCCGATCCTCCCACTGCAAATGGGTTATACTTTGCGGTTGCCATTCTATAGGCTTTTTCGTGCATAGTTACAATTTCTTCTGCACTCTTCTCAAATTCAGGTGTTGATTGGTGACGTGAAGAATAAGCATCCTCTGCATCAGAAGATCCATACATATCAAATCTATCGTTAGTTGCTATAGGCATATCATCAAGGGGGTTATGTGGTCTATCATCAAACCATTCATCTTTTGGTATTTCGGGTAATGGCATCATCTTTCTAAAAATTCTTTTAAACTTTTCTTTTTATTATAATTCTTCCATGCGGTAGCATATGCTATAGACTTTTCCTCATCAGATAATCCACCTTTCTTAGCATAAGACTTCTTAATATGCTTCACCATCCTCTCATGTTTTTTGGTAGGTGGTGCTACTTCATTAAGTTCCACGGGTATCCCTCATAGCAGCATCAGCAGCAGCAACTTGTGCTCTCATCCTTGAGATAGTTTGTGCTGGTGTAAACTTTCTATCTCCTGGTTGCACTCTACCCTTCTCACCTTTTACCTTTTTCTGTTGTCCTTCTGGTCTACCAGTCTGAGGTCTGATAATATTTCTACGTACAATATTTACTGCAGAATTAGGTTGGTTCCTTGTTGCTACTGGACTACCAGGTCTTTTGTTTAATGAACCAGTTGCTTTACCAGTCTCCTTACCATAACGATTTAACTCAGTTACAACTTCTTCTTTTTGTACTTTAGTCTTATCCTTCCACCAAGAAACACTAGCTCTCTGACCCTTCGCATAGTTCTTACCTGTTGGATCTTCAGTATTCTTAGGATCAGTACCTGCCTTCCTTTCGTCAGCCTTTACCTTTCTCATCTCAGTATCTTGTCCTTTAACTGCTTCATCTACAGGTAGGAAATTAACATACTTCTCATGCTCTTTTTGTTTATCAGTCTTAAACTTATCCTTTCTCAAATCATGAAGTTTTTCCGTAGTCTTATCCATCTCTGCTTTCTTCTCTGGTTTCTTCTTACCACCAACTCTGTCTTTAATAAACTTCATTACACCTTCATTTACCTTTGGCAATTTTTCTCCAACTGTTTTCTTTTTCAGAGAATGGTGAGTATGATCTACATACTTCTCTCCTGATTTTCTAGCATCCAACTTTGCTTTTAGACGTGCTTCTTTCTTATGAGGATATGTATCATCTAAAGTTTTACTCATCTTTGGATATGCACTTCCACTATGTCCTGCTTTAGTACCTTTTGTCTTTACACCTCTATCTGCCTGATGCCTTTCTCTTCTCTTGATAGTATCTGCTGCAGGTTTTCCCATACCTTTTTTAGTTGAACTCATCGCTCGTGTAAGATTTCTTCTTGCTATCTTACTTCCTGTCTCACCTTCTATAAATGAGTCGTCTCCCTTATGACCCTTACTTTCATCTACAACTTCTTCCTTATTAAGAACATAAGCACGATAAGTTGGAGACTTCTTCTCTACCTTTTTACCAGCACGTCTTGCTGATTTATTACCAGAACCTCTATCAGAATCTTCCCAATCACCAGTACCTTTTTTACCAGGATATACAGAACTTGCAGCAGCTTGTTTAGAATATCCTTTACCACCTAGTCTTTCATCAAGTGCTTCTTCACCTAGACCTCTTTTTTTCAGATCTTTTTGATGTGCCAATATAGCCATAAGTCTAGCATATTCTTTTTCATCCTTCTTTCTCTGTTCTTGTTTTTTAATCTTCTTATTAGCATCTAATACTGCTGATTCAACCATCTCACCTTCTGGTTCATGATGTGCAACTAATGAATCTCCAGCACCTTGATTCACTGCCATCATCTTCATACGAACGATGCGTTTCTTTAACATCATTTCCTTTTTCTTATTCTTATCTTCTATCTTATCTTGCTTTTCTTTCTCAAATTTCTTTGCTTTATCCTCTTCTTCACCATCTACTGTATCAACTTCTGCTACCTCAAGAATCTGACCACCAATCTGCTCCACAGCTTCACCAAGCTTTGGATTTATTTTAATTAATTTTTTATTATCACAACCTTTTCCAGTGACTTTTTTATTATCAGTATCATCATCAATCACCTCACGAAGGTCAGATCTCCAGTCAGAATACTTAGCCATGTTATTGCTACTTATTTTTTCTATACTTATTTATGAAATTAATAATCCTTTCTTGACCAGGAACCATTGATTGAGCATAGGTTCTTAGTTCATCAGTACCAACTTCTCTCTGTTTTCCTGATACTCCATATATTCCTGTAGTATGTGCTGGTCTAACTGCTTCTGTCAAATCCTTTATCCAGGACTTAAACATAACATTATTTTCTGTTACGCAAATAAGATAACTTGTACCTCTACGAATGATTCTACCAACAAGACCTGTGTTTAGACTCTCTACAAGATCTCCTACATTAAATATCTCTTTGTTTATATAATGCTCTCTAAGTGTTTTTTGATAAAGACTTGGTGCAATCTCCCACATCTCAACTGATTCTTTAGTAGTTTTCTTCTTTTTCTTAGCACCCTTCTTCAGAGCCTTTTCTACCTCAGTTTCTTTACCATCATCATGCTTAGATACTGTACCATGCTTCTTAATAGCATCATCTACAGCAGTAGAGCGAGCTGATGCATAATCACGTCTCTTTGCTGCTGCTTTCTTACCCTTTTCATCTTCTTGAGATCTAGCAGCTGATTTCTCTGCATCTGTTTTTGATTTTGTTTTCTTGATCTTCATTCCAGAACGAACTGCATTAAAGAGTGCAGTAGTATCACCATCATCAAGATTACTTGGTGTTCCTTTACGGAATGCCTCATAATCATCATCAGCAACTGCCTTTCTCATCTTAGATGCAGACATTCCTTCTACACCTTCTGCATCAGCATCTCTTATACCTGCTGATATAACACGAATCAAATCAAAATCATATAGATCTCCATTATATTTCTGTGCTAGGTTCTCAAATTCTGCTTGTCTATCTGCTCCTACAATGATATTAACATTAAGATATCCATCCTCTGCTGCTGTAGTTAATACATCAAATATAGTTTTCATATCAGGATCATTGATAATCTGTTCCTCATAATCGGGGAACATCTTTCTCATATATGACACCTTCATATCAGGATCAATTGGATTCTTCTTATCATCTACTGTTCTTGATGGATATATTTTAAGATCTCCACCTGCTGATGCTTTCTTTGCTGCCTGTAATAATTTTTCATGACCAACAGTAGGAGGATTAAATCTACCAAATGCTAGTGTTAATGTATCTCCACCACCTGGTTGCTGCTCTCCACCCTGTCCTTCTGGTGCTGCTTTCTTCTTTGGTTCTTCTACTGGTGCTGCTGCTTTTGGTTTAGCAGGAGCTGGTTGTGCTGCCTTTTGTCTTTCTCCTTTATCTTCTCCTGCTCCCTTGACTTTCTTCTTAGTAAACTTTAACTTACCCTTCTCAGTAACTGCCACAAAATTACCACGGGAGTCATACCAACTACCATGTCCATCACTTTTCAGGTTTAACTTCTGAGCTTGCATTGATGCTGCTGAAGTACCTGCCTCTGTTAAAAATTGAGAAAATCTTTTCATAACTATATTTAGCGTTTTACTGAACCTTGATATGTACGGAAGACGCAAAATGATTCTTAAAGTCCTTTCCGTCAAATAAAACTAATCCCCTAGAACCTGCAAAAGTAAATAAAGAATATAAAATATAAGATGCTACATTCTTTTCTTCTGCTCTAGTAATAATATATCCAAACTCAGTTGCTTGGATTTTAGAGACATGCCCCGATCCAGTTTTAGGTATTTTAGTAACTCCTCTCTTCGATAAGAGACCAGCATAATCTAATAAAACTTGCGAGCACCCGTTTGCATCTTTCGTATCTTTCCAGGTATCTTCTATATCATTTACAGAAGAAAACAATGTACTAGAAAGTTTTAATCCTCTATCTGTAAATCTTTTATTTTTTCTAATACTAGTCAATCTACTTTTTATACGAGAATCTGTTTTATTAATAATCAATGAAGTAATCTTTAATCCAACTTTGCCATGAAATGCTAATGCTCCAGTCTTTTCTATCTGCAATTTAATATCTGCTCCCTCATTAAATTGTCTAGCATTGATAAAATAATCTTTCACAGATCCATCAACATTAATCTTAAAGTGAACTTCTACTTTATTAGTTGCTTTACCTCTCCATTCATCTTTCCATTCCACACTTTCTAAAGTTGCCTCAAATGAAACATCATGCTCAGTATCATTAATCCAAGTTAAATTAGCATTTGATCCTGCTTTCTTTAGAGAAATGGGATATAGTTCTCCGCTTTTAGCTTGATTAAGAAGCCATTGATTTAATGAAGGTAATCCTTCTACTGAAGATGCTTTCTTTGCTCTGTCCTTTATTACATCACCAATATCAATTTTGGCAGATTTCTTATTACCTATTGCTTTCATCTTATATGATAATTCACTCTCAGTTATTTTAGTTGTTTCATTCTTCTTAGTAATTTTCAAATTGGTAAATTTGGGTGTAGTGAAAGTAGACTTTACTGCAAATATATCAGCAGGATTCCATTTGTTTATATCTAATTGACCAGAAGTAACTCCTGCAAATACACCATTCTTACTTAGAACTTGCTTTTTTGCATCATCATATGCTGTTTTCCACCATTTCATCAAATTAGAATCGGGATAACAGAATGTATAAGTACCAGTTTTTAATAATGATTCTAATTCTTTAGCAGTAGATACTGTAGATTGCACCCAATCATCATCTCCAATTCCAAAAGCATAAACATCTGCCCTTTGTGCATTTACTTTACTACCAAAATCTGTATGAGATATAACTGATTTTAATGCAGTTCCCCACTTCTTATCATTTTCTTTAGTACTTCCATTACCAATAGCAATATCATGTGCATAATTTAGAAACCCTGTGAAATCATCTATATCAATAGTTTTATTAGCTTGCAAATAAGCACATCCTACAGCTTGTAAACATTCTTGTGCTGTAACTTCGTAAAGACTTGCCTTTGCACCTGATTCAGGTTTTATACCATATCTTATTGTATGCTTTACTACATCACCAGATTTAATTACAACCTTAAGAATCCCCGTAGTAAACTTAGAATCTTTCTCCCATTGAGTATCTATCTCAAAATCTTTATGACTAACCTCCAATATATTATCCTCAACCACTTCCAGGAACCCCTTTACAGATTGTTCTCTAGGAGCTTTATCCTTAGTCTTAGCATAAAATGTAAGAGTAGTAGTCTTTTTAGAAGTATCAGTATCTAAATGATAATCTCCTGTCAATACACTACCTAGTTTAGAATCACTATTAATTTCATCAACAATAGCAGGAGTTAAATAATCCTCTAACTCACTTACTAAAGCACGTAATCCATTAGCACCAGAAATTCTTTTAGCAGTTGCCATAATTTAAGATCTCTTCATTACTTGCTGTACTTTTTCCCTCCTCTCTGATTGCACTCGCTCTTTAGACATTCTCTTCTTATTAACAGTAACATTCCTTTCCTGTTTATCAGATTGTAACTCTTGTCTCAATTCATCCTTTAATCTTTCATCCTTTTCCCTTTCTGCCTCTGCCTTTTCTCTTGCATCAAGTCTTGCTTGTCTTGCCGATTCTCTTTCTTGAGCAGCAGCCTGGGCTTGTTGTCTATTCTTTTGTGCTTTTTCAGCAGCACCTGCTCTTATTTGTTGGTCTCTACTTTGTGCAGACGTGACAGTACCCGAAGACTTCTCCTTATAAGCAGAAGCCTGATCCCTTTGCCTCTGCTTAAGAAGTTGTCTACGAGTTGCTAAGTCTTCAAAAAGTTGACCTACCGTTTTCATCTTACGTTAGCTGCGTACCATCTCTCAAAGTCTTCTCTACGCTTATCACCTCTTGGTGGCATAGGAGTTCTTTCTCCTCTTACCTTTTCAGTTCTGTCTCCACCTTTTTGCTCTCTTCTTTTCTGACGCTCCTTTGCTTCTCCACCATCAGGTTCACGTTGGTAACCTTCTTCTACATCATGGAACTTAAGAAGTTCTTCTTTAGAAAACTTACCAGACTCAACTAACTTAATCATCATTTCAGATGGTTCATAAGATTCAGCAGCTTCTGCTTTCTTCTTACCTTTCTTAAATGCATTCTTTACACCTTTTGGTAAACCAGTTACATATCCTACTGCCTTAGCAGAACCTTTAACTACTGTACTACCAACCTCTCCTGCTGCATCCAGGGTCTTATCAATTGCTGTACCAACAGATTCATCAACTTCTACTTCTTCATTATTAAGATGATCTGCTTTCTTATAAATTGGTTTACCCGTCTTAGGATGCTTCTTATCTCTATTCTGCCATGCAGGTGTATTACCTTTTTTATCTGCCTTAGTTAAGATCATAGCCTCTTGCTGATCTTGCACCTCTTGATATGCCTCTACCAAGCTCTTAGTTACGGGATCCATTTGTAATAGACAATACTTTCTAAGAGTATTTATAGATCCACATTCTCCGACATCCAAGCACTAATAGCAGCATCATACTCCGCAGTATGCTTAAATGCTTCTAACATAAACTGTTTTCTTAATTGCTCAACAGTAACAGAAGATATATTACCATTCATTGCATCAAGATAAATTCCATACTGATGTGGGTTAGTTAATACAGCAACATCCTTATAATTTTTTGCTGCTGACCTTACCATACTAGGACCACCAATATCAATATTCTCAATCGCATCTTCAAGAGTTACATCTGGTTTGGCAACAGTCTCTTTAAATGGATATAAGTTTACTGCAACAATATCAATCAATTCAATACGATTTACCTTACGGTCTAAATCATGACTAGCATTATCACGTTGAGCAAGAATGCCACCATGAATCTTAGGGTGTAAAGTTTTTACTCTTCCATCAAGAATTTCTGGTGAACCAGTGTAATCAGATACTCTCATTACTGGTATGCCTTCTGCTTGAAGAACAGCATGAGTTCCACCACTAGATATAATTTGATATCCAGCACGAACTAATCCTTCTGCAAAATCAACAATACCTGTTTTATCTGATACACTTAATAATGCATAGTAATTCATAGATCTCCCTCTACACGGTTTTCTGATTTATGGACATCAAACTCTCCACCAGGATATCTTGCTTTTAATTTATCTACATTCATTTCTATTACTTCATCAAATGTAGTATCAAGTGCCATACATGCTTGTGCAAGATACCAACAGATATCTCCAAGTTCTCTCTTCATATGAAAGATATTCTCTTCATTATATGGTTTACCCTGAAGGATGATCTTCTTAACTACTTCGGTAAACTCACCTGACTCAGCAGTCAAACCAAGTGCAGCAGTTAATAGTCTTGGAACATGGCAATCATGCTCAACATCAAGTTCTGTAATACGTTGAAGTAATGCAGGAAGATCTGAACTTGGTTCACTGGTAACTCCAGCAACAAAGTCAAGATACTTTTCTGTATCAACTGTCATTTTGTTCCCTCATGTCTTGGTGTAATCTTTTTAATGCCTCAGTAACTTCAGGAGTTTCTTCCCACTCCCAGGTCTCTTCACGACCTTTACTATCGATTTTTTTGAATTCTTTTTTAGTCATTAGAATTTAAATTCGTCGAAATTTTTCTTAAATTTTGATTCCTTTTTATTATACTCTTCTTCTTGCCCACTGTCAACAATATCCTCTTGTGCTTTTTGTTCGCAATCATACAACCTCATCTTTGCTCTATCAATACCAACAATAAATCTCTTATTAACCGTTGGATCATTGTACCTATTCTTTAACTGCTTCACCATTATTTGATTTAATGGTTCCAAGTCTTCTGTAGAAATAAGGGCAAACATAAGGTCAGCAGTAGCAGGGAGTCCAAAAGATTCAGAGGTGTCAGTAAGCTCAACATCGCTACTACCGTAACCGCTACGAGTAGTTTGAGTGGCAGATACAATCGGAAGGTTCGCCTCAACTGCGAGACCCCGTAATTCTTCTGCGATTGCTTTGATGTATGAGTAGGAATTGACATTAGCATTACCACGATACCTGCTAGAGGCACATATGTTTAAGTAGTCTACAAATATTATATCAGGTCTGAATGACTTTTTCAACGCAAGTTCATTTAACAATGCCTTGAAATGTCCACTATGTGCAGACGCAGTAGGATACTCTTTAATAATTAATGTTCCCTGTGTCTTTTCAGCAAGATTAGTAACCTTACTATCAAACATCTGCTTTGGTAAATCTGTTATGTCCTGTATATTGACATTAAGTAAATTAGCATCGATCCTCTCCGCAATCTTTTCCTCTGCCATTTCGAGAGTGATGTAGAGGACGTTCTTTCCTTGGAGGAGGACACTGCTAGCCACATGACACATGAATAAAGACTTTCCAACCCCTGTGCCAGCAAGAGCAATGTTGAGAGTTTTATTCGGGATACCCCCTTTCGTAATTTTGTCGAAGTATTCGAGATCAAACGGGATCTTGTCTTCCTTGCGGTGGTACGATTCATACCTTTCTTCATAGTCTTGTAAGTAGTCATGTCCTATATGATTATCAAAAGATACTGCAAGAGCATCAGAAAGAATTGATGGAATAGCATCCCTTCCTTTAGCATCATCTTTTCCATCTGCTAACTGAATTGATTCCATTAGTGCAAGATAGATTGCTCTATCCCTACACCACTTCTCTGTAGTATTTACTAACCACGAGAATTCAGAAGTCTCTTCATCCAACGAAGTAATTAGATCTGTAACTTCCTTGAAAGAAGAATCATTTATATCCTGTCTTTTCTCCGTTTCTATACAAAGAATCTCTTTAGTTGCTGGTTTATTATACTCTTCAACAAATTTAATAATCTCCTCAAATACAACCTTTTGATTATAATCCTCAAAATAATCTGCCTTAATAAAGGGTATGACCTTACGGACATACTCCTCGTTATGAATTAAATTGCGAAGGATTAAAAATTCAACTTTGTCCATGAGGCACATCA